GGTTTACGTTATGTTTGTTTTAATTATAAATATCTTAAAAAACGTCAAAATCATGAAACCGGGATGAACTCTCCTTTTTCTAAGTCAATATTTCCATCACCATATTTTTCTTGAAGTTCTTTAGCTATTTTAGTTTCATCTTCAATTTGTTTTTGAAGTTGTGACTTAAGAGATTGTTTATCTAACTCTAAAAGTTGAATACGATACTCTACTGTACCTAATGCTTGAACCAAGTTTGATTGGTTAGTTTGAATTGTCTTTAAAGATTGAATTTCTTCTTGTGTTAAAACTTTGTTTTCCATAAAATTATTTTTTTGTTATTTGTTATAAATATCACTAAGGGGTTGGTAAGTTATTAATATCTGAAACTGTTTCTGAGAATACTGTAAGTTTATTTCGGTTTGAGAATTTACCTACAAACGAAGTATCTTTTTGTATTGTATCTGGTATAATATAACCAAACATTTTAAGAGTAAAAGTGCTTTTAACTATTCTTTCAGCATTGTCTGATAATTCCACAGTAGATGAGAATGAATCAATATTAGTTTTAAATTTAAAACGTTCAGGATCACCCCAATATGCGTCAGAAGCGTACTCAACTGCTTCAATAATTTTGTTTAACTGATCATTATAATAAGTAAACACAGCACAATCATAAGTAACTGTTAAATAATCAGGTACAACTGTAGCGTATAATGTTTGTTCAGGTTTAATTCCGTTAAGGATATTAAATTTACTATAAGCATTTTGTTGACTATATTTTTTACTAGTTACAGCTACATTATTAGGTTGATTAGCGTCTAACTTATTAGTTATAGATCTATTTTTTTCAATACTATTTCTTTTAAACATTAACAATGGAGCCATTATTCTACCATTCACATCTCTATAATATCCGTCTTTTTGAAATGATTTCCATTTCTCAGGCGAACCGTATATTACAGGAACAGGTATTATTTCACCATTTTGTTTAACAGTTGGTCTAATAACATTTTGAAAATAATACATTACTGCCCAGTCTAAATCTTCTAATCCAACTGAGAATGGTTTTACTGTATCATCTTTAAATGATGTTTGAGTTGCTCTATTAACAGTATTAGCATCATTAGGATTACCAGTAGGGGCAAATCCAGGACCACCAGGTGTAAGTGGTTCTTGTAAAGACTCACTTATTTCTCTTTGGGTTTTAGGTGTTACTTTTCTTTGCTTAGCCATTATAATCTTTGTTTTATCAGATTTATACGATCAGCAGGAATGTAATGAGTCTCACATACTACACTTACATTGTATCCAAAGTTTTCTAAACCTGGGTTTAATGGGTTTTGAGCGTATGGGTAGTCAGGATCTTTACCTGCAAAGAACTGTTTAATATTTGTGTTATCAATTTCAAAATATGATTCTTGATATAACAATACATCTCCTACTTCAGGATGAACATTAGTATCTACTAAATCATCTCTTAAGAAGGCAGCTCTAATACTCCAGTTAAAGTCAACACCAAATTCACTTGTAGGACTTGTATTATCACCTACTGTAATTAAAGCATTTAATAATACAGGGCCATCAAAGAATTTACCACCAGATGATTCTCCATACATGTTTACTTTAGTTTTATCTAAAACATATTTGTAAAATGCAATCTGTTGAGTGATAACATCTCCCATCAACTCACGGTTGATTTTTCTAAACATTGATATATCTCTTGCCGAGCCGAATAGTGCCATTATCCGATAAATATTGTCATTGGTACATTGTTAATCTCTTGTCTTCTAAAATCACTTTCTTGTGAACGTCTTTCTAATAAAGCACGTTTAGAAGTTTCATCAAAATATCCTCTTAATCTTTCTATTAATGCTGTTTTTTCTGCTGTAGCAGCTGTTAATAAATCTGACTGGTTTAAAGTCATATTTTGTTCAGGAATAGGAACTGTAGAATATTTTCCACGAACATATCCTAACATTTCTTTACATAGAGCTAAACAATACTCATATATCCATTGTCTACCAACTGAGTTAATTTGGCTATAAACTGGGTTACCATATGGGGCGTTAGATGGATTTGTAATACCACCTGGTGTCACTAATCCGTTTGTTAGTCTTTCTTGTATTTTAATATACTCAAACCATAAAAATCCATCTCTAACATCACTATCTGATGGTATAGGAAATACTTTTATTTTGTTATTTATGATATTAAATGTGTAAGCAGATAAACGAATTGTATTGCTTAATTCTATACCTTGAACCACAGCAGCATCATATGCTACAGGCATCATTAAGTATCCACCTCCATATCCACCACCATACATTCCACCATATAAACCAGATGCTGGTACTCCTCCTAGTCCTGCGAATCCTCCAAATGGAGCATACATTTGACTTACAGCTGGTAGTGATTGGTAGAATACAGATTTAATTTCTATTCCACCAGTAATGTTATTATTAGTAGCCCATGTTCCTAAATCATATTCTTGTATACTTGAAGTTAAAGCTAATGCTCCACTATAATAAGTTATATTACCACCTGCACCAGCTTCTGAAGCATATTGTTGTGAGAGGCGTACTATAGCCCCCATATTTGGCGTAATAAGCGCGTTATTTAAATTTGAAGACGTAGGTGCACCCTCTAGTGATAACATATTATCTCGCACTTGATAAGCGTAGAGTTCGTTACCATATGTGGTAACTGCTTCTTCAAAAGCAGCGTAGAAGTTTAAATCTTGTAATTCAACTTCCATTATAGGATATCCTAATCGACGAGCACAAAATGTAGTTACTTTGTCAGCATCAATTTGAAAGTCATAATCATAGTCATAGAATCCAAATGGTGTTAAACCAGGGAAAAATGAACTAGAACCAGGATATATAGGAATATTCATGTGTTAGATTTTGTTATAAATATATTAATCTATGACAATCCAAATCTAGTTTTTCCAGCGTTATAGTTTTGGAGTACTTCCGCCGCTGAAAGTGTTCTATTATAACAATTAACTGAGTATATGTTAGCAAATTGAGTATATACATGCCCATAAACACTATCACATCCAATTGTTAAAGAGCTTCCTAATGATGTAGGTACTCCATTTGTTGTAGAATTTGTTAAACCCGTATCTTCTATTCCATTAATAAAAAGTTGGCTTCTTGTTCCAGTATTGTTATAGGTATAAACAGCATTATATATTGTTTCTAAATTTATATTTACACTACTATATCTATAAGCACTATTAGTACTAGCTCCTAAAGCGTATAGTCTATTAGGAGTTGTTCCTGTAAACCAAAACATGATTCTAGAATAATCCGCATTAGATGTTCCTATTTCTAACAAAGGTGCTTCTCGGTTTATATTATACAACTTAAACCATATTGAGATTGAATAGTTTGTCATACCTGCTTGAAAGCCTTGCGGTAATGTATCAAGTTGAACATAATCATTCGCTCCGTCAAATTTAATACTACCACCATTATTTCTATCAAATGTAGGTCCATTTATTAAACTTCCACTTAACGTGGGGTTACCTAAACTAAACCAGTTAGTACTACCACTAGTATAACTCTTTGTATTACCAGCATCTAATGCTAATACTAATCCATTAGTAACAATACTATTTCTTGTGTTTACAGCCATATTATGATAATCCGAATCGTGATTTAAGAGCGTTGTAGTTTTGGGTGACTTCTTGTTGGGAGAGTGCTCTGTTATATATTTGTATAAAACCATAGGCTCCTTTAAACCAATAAAGAGGATAAAAATCGCTAGTATTACCTAGGTTCATATTATTTGTGGTATCCACATTTAAAATAGTAGCGGAAGACATTAATGGTTCATATGTATTATTAATATAAAAAAAACCATTATTAGTAGCACCATTTTGTCTTACCATCACAATATTAGCCCAATTATTTATTAAATTGGGGAAAGTATTAGTGGTAAAAATTTCTGATGCTGATGCTCCATTTGCTGTTGACCATAAAAATTTATTTACACTATCATTCCAATAAAATCCATACCCAGCATTAGCAGCAAGTGATTGTTTGCTAGTAATCAATCCTCTAAATGTAGGACTACCATTTTGGGTTAGAATCTTTACCCATACATTAATAGTAAAATTATTTACACCCATTTTAATCGAAGATGCGTTACCTAAATTAACATAATCATTTAAGCCATCAATTATTATATTTCCTCCATTTCCACTATTAAAAGTAGGTCCATTAACTAAACTTCCACTATTATTGTTTCCACTTAAATCTCTCCAAGTAGTACTTCCACTTACATAACTTTTAGTGTTAGCAGCATCTAAATTTAATACTAATCCGTTTGTTACTATGGTAGGTGTTCCGTATATCATAAGCCAAACCTCCCTTTTGTTGCGTTGTAGTTTTGGAGTATTTCTGAGTTAGAAAGTGCTCTATTGTAAATTTTAAAATTAGCAATATTACCGTTATAGAAATAAGATGAGCCCGCTCTAGAACCTATATAAAAATCGAATGTCGAAAAATTACCCGTTATGTCAGTTTGATATATGGGACTATATGTAGTATTTAATGTAGTATCAGCATATATCTGTATTTCCTGGGTTGCTACTAAACTACGATTGATTATAGTTGTAAAATTATGCCATCTACCATCGTTAAATCCTACCGACGTGTATGCTATATTATATCCAGAGTTATATTGGCTAATTTGAAATGAGCCTACTCCCCCTAATTCATTAATATCTATAAGAAACGCGTTAGCTCCGTTAAAATTTATACTATGTTCACCTATTATTTGAGTTGATGTGGATGTAAATTTCATCCAAATATCAATCGTAATTTTATTAGTGCCTGACAAATTCACAGAATTTACAACCCCATAGTCATTTGTTCCATCAAATACTATGCTACCACCATTTTGATTATTAAAGGTAGGTCCATTTATTAAACTACCACTTAATAGTGGATTAACTAAATTTCCCCATATTACACTACCAGATACATAAGACTTAGTGTTAGCAGCATCTAATGCAAGTACTAATCCATTAGTAACTATTGGAGGTGTATTTTTGTATATAGCCATAATTAAGCAAAACTTGAACTCATATAACGAGTTCCATTGTATATAAATAGTAACGATCCACTCCAATATGCACTTCCTGTTTGTGGAGCAGTGGATTGAGATAATGGTAATATAAAGCTACCACTTACCCTCATTGTTCCATAAATGTTTACTTGTGAACCTGTTTTTTCAAATATTTTGTTTGGGAAATCGTACATGTTAACATCCCAGTTACTTGTAGCCTCTATAATTGGAATACCAGATACATCATTTACCATGTAAATACTTCCTGATGTTACATCTGTTACTGTTAATTGGCTTCCTGCACTTGTTGATCCAAAATCTGCTATTATATTTGATCCTGTTGTAGCAGTTGCGTTACTTGAAGTAAATGTTGCTGCTACTCGGAATGCTGTTTCTGTTTGTGATCCTGTTGTTTGAAAGAATGTAGGTGTAATACTTACACCATAATATTGTCCTCCAACTATATTACTAGCTGATATAATGGGTGATATACTAAATGCAGATTGTGATGCTGCAAGTGACATTGTAGGTGTAGTGAATGTTACTTGACCATTGTCTAAAACAGTTAGCAAATTAGTCGGGGTACTATTTTGAAGTAGGAAGGTAGTTGTAGCTGATGTTGCACCACTACCACGAACTTGCAACATTGAAGTTGCTGCTGTTCCATCTACATTACTTCTAATACTAACACCAGTTGATGTTGCCGCTAATATCGCTGTGCCCGCTCCATGCATGATAGTAGAATTACTACCACCCGATTTCATGGATAATATTATGTTTGAGCCATATTTTAGATATGAAGCAGCGTTTGGTGAGAATGTTATACTATTTGCATCTTGTAATACTTGTATGTAATCACTTGTACTTTTATAAAATTGGGCTGATCCACTTACATCTAGTCTGTAACCTGAGTCTGTTGTTGTGCCGATTAAGATATTACCTGTTGTTGGTGCTACTCTAAAATAGTATGTTGAAAATGCAGTATTTGTAATGTTAAAATGTCTCCCACCAGCTACATCAACACCAATAAAACCGTTTTGTAAAGGGGTTAAAGTATTACTACTAAATGTCCAACCAGTTGCTGATGTGCCAATTGAAACACTACCACCTAATGGGTTTAATAAGATCGGACAAGAACTTCCATCTCCTAAACGGGATCTACCTTGTAACCAAGATTCTCCTGCGTTATTTTGGCCTAATGATAATACCCCATTAGTTCCTGTTGAGCCAATTAATAATGTTGTTCCTGCATTTGGAATAGTATTTAATGGTGTTATTGCTTGAGTATTTGATGATCTAACATCTAAAGCTGTAAGAGATGATGTCAGTCCAATACCAACATTACCACTACTACTAACTAACATTAATGGTGTAGATCCACTTTGAAATAAAACATTACCAGCAGTTGTTTCAATCGCTCTAAAGTTAGCTGCTGAGGTCAGTGTAGGGTTAATATACAATCCTCTTGTAATGCCATTAGCACCACCAGTTTGATTTATCGTGGGTATAACTTCAAGTGCAGTAAATGCACCTGTACCACTTGTTGGTGAATAGTTACCAACAACTGATCCCATTATTGTTGTTCCACTGGTTGAGTTTAGTAGTCTATCATTTGGTCTACCAATAGTAACAGATGGAACCTCTGGGTAATCTAAGTCTCCTGTTGCTAAATATCCTATAAATAAACCACCGGCGCCTGAGTTAACTGATTGTCCTTTGTTAGTTGAAGGGAAAAGACCAAGAAGTGATCCACCAAATAAAATACTACTATCGTCACGAACTCTAAGTGAGGTACTAGCATTTGAATTTTGAACAGTCAATGTTGTGGTAGCGTTTGTAGTACCTGAGCCTCGTAGAGTTAGTGATCCACTTATACTCTGTGACCCAGTGTTAGTTAATACTTTGTGCCACCCAACTTGAGAATTATTATTATAATAATACAATCCATCATTAGACCCAGTAACATATGTTATTAAACCTTGTGCTGGTGATGAAATTAATGAGGTTGCGCTTGTACGTGGTGGTAAGAAACCTCGTGTTGTAGACTCAACTTGGAATTGAGCAGAAGAATCATTGGTATTACCATTGATAGTCATTTGAGCAGATGGACTAATTCTCCAAATTCTTGTTGTGGCACTATCTAAAACAAATACGGTTGCCCCAGCCATTGTCCACATTCCATTAGCTACACTTCCATTATCAAAATAAAGATATTGACCTGTTCCTGATAATCCTTTAAGATAAAGTGCAGCAGATCCTCCAGAACCTCCAATTCTTGCAGTTCCATTAACATCAAGATTATATTCTGCTGATCCAGTTCCTATTCCTACAAATCCATTGTCTAATACTACTAATGATGCTGATGCATTAGTGTTTTCTACACGGAGCGCTGTTGTCGATGTTGTAGTTCCTGTTCCTCTAACACGAAGTCTTGAAGTAATATCGCTAGTAGTAGTGATACCTAATCCTAAACTTCCTGCCGAGTTCATTGTAGATCTAGTTTGATTATTATCTGCAAAATTTAAATTATCTTGGATATTAAAAAATACTGTAGAACTATTTTTGCTTCTAAGTATGTACTTACTTCCAATATACAATCCTGAGTAATCAGTTATAACTGAATCGGCTTTTATACCTACTGTTGGGGCTCCACTTGGAGAAACCAAAAATACTTCAGAACCCGCGCCAGACCCACTAACCTCAAGTCTTGCGGATGGAGCAATAGTTCCTATACCTACACTACTTGCACTTACATACATTGTAGTATTATATGTTGGAAGAGATCTAAAACTAAAACCACCTTCATAATCAAAATAAGTATTTCCAGAAGAAATAGTAAATTGACCGTTAGTAGATTGTGAAAATTTATAACCCTGACTTGTTCTGGCATATCCTACAACATCTAATGCAGTCGCAGGAGTTGAAGTTCCTATACCTACATTACCACCATCTAGTATTGTTATTGGTGTTACTACAGGCGACACCATGTCTCTAACCTTTAAACTTCCATCAGTACTATCTAAAAATACTTGCCACTTATTTGTGTTGGCTGTTGAGAATGTAAGTGATGAGTTTCTATCAGCATCTGTTGTATCAAGTCTTAATTCTGACCCAAAGTTTGTAGCTGATTTTATGTGTATGCCTGTAAAGCCAGCTGTGATTGCTGGGGAGGTAATTCCAATACCGACATTACTTCCACTTACATAAAGTGTATTATTAGCATTAAATGATCCTGATATAGTTAAACTACCTGTTATTTGTATTCCACTTGGTGCTACTACTCTAATTAAATTTGGTAATGTAGCGTGAGTACTTCCAAATAATGTTATACCTGATGTTACTGTACCGTCGTTTGCAAGAGTAATGAATCCACTAGTGGTTCCACTTCTGTGTATATATCCTGGGTTGAATGTAGCACCATTTATTGCTACACCATTACCACCAGTTATTGTAGTGTCATAACTACTGATAGTGATATAATTACTAGTAGCTGCTAAGTCGCCGTTATCTTTAATACGGAAACTATAGACACTACTTGAATCTTGTATTAAGAGAGAAGACGAAAGAGATGATGTAGTGGCACCTTTAATATGAAGTGATGCAGAAGGATTATTTGTTCCTATACCAGTATTACCTTGTACAATCAATCCGTTAGCAGGGGCTACAGCGTTTATAAATGAACCTCCTATGGACATACCATTGTTTGTCCATATTATAACTGAGTTGTTATTGTTTGTTCTAATACAGACTGGGTGGTTTGATACTGATCCTACTATTGCTACTGACCCAGCAGCATATAAATTAGCTATTACTCCACTAGTATCTCGTATCCATATTTGAGGAAATGAAGTACCGTATAAATCTAAAAGAGCTTGAGGATTATTTGTTCCAATACCTACTCTTCCACTCCCACTTACAAATAAAGCAGGTCCTGCTGAAGAGCTTGCTACTAATAATGCTTCTGAAGTTGATCCTGATATGTAAAGTTTAGCACCTATATCTGTTGTTGTACCAATAAGAAGATTACCAATATTTGTTAATCGCATTCTTTCAATGTTATTCCCATTGAATCGAATTACATTATTATTTCTTGCGTTTATTGTAACTTGTCCTGCAAAATCAATACCTGAGTAGTCATAGAAATTTTCGTTAT